TGTTCTCTTCCGATACTGATATTGCGGATATACAGGAGGATACTGTTGATATTGCTCCGCAAGATGACGAGGGAGAGTTATTTGTCCGTCCTGGAGATATATTCCGATTGGGACACAACAGGTTGATGTGCGGAGACTGCCGTGCAAAGAAAGATGTTGTCGCCCTGATGAATGGCAGAATGGCTGACATGATACTTACAGACCCTCCATACAATGTTAATTATGAAGGTGGAGGAGAAAGTAAACTCACCATTCAGAATGACTCAATGGAAAATGATTTGTTCCTTCGCTTTTTGCAATCAGTCTTCAATGTGATGTTTTCCATTGTGAAGCCTGGAGGTTCTTTCTATGTTTTCCATGCTGACTCTGAAGGCGAGAATTTTCGTCGCGCTGTCCGCGAAGCAGGTTTCAAAATCGCTCAGTGCTGTATTTGGGTAAAGGATACATTCGTCATGGGGCGTCAGGACTACCAGTGGAAGCATGAGCCTTGCCTGTATGGTTGGAAAACAGGTGCTGCCCATTTTGGGAACGCTGACAGGAAGCAGACAACGGTATGGAATTTCGACAAGCCAAAAGCCAACAGGCTGCACCCTACGATGAAGCCTATAGCCCTCATGGCATATCCGATAACAAACAGTACAAAGAACGGTGATGTCGTTGTGGACTTGTTCTCTGGTTCAGGTTCTACCATTATGGCTTGCCAGCAAACTGACCGTATCGGCTATGGTATGGAGATAGACCCAAAATACGTTGCTGCAACTGTACGCAGATTCATGGCGATGTTTCCACAGCAGCCAGTACTGTTGGAAAGAGACGGGGCTGTTCTTTCTGAAGATGAAACCAAAAAGATTATTCTATGTCAGAATTAATCAAAAAAGAAGTACTGTCAGATGAGTATATAAATCAAGTAAGAACGTTCGGAGCGTTGAGTTATACGCCCGAACGTATCTGCAGGTTACTCGGTCTGAAAGGAACTCAGCGCACGACCTTGTTGTATCGCATAAACACGCCTGGCGATGTTTATTTCGAAGCCTATCATCAAGGACGTGCGCTTGGTGAATATAATATTGACGCAGAACTCGCTAAAAAGGCAGAGAAAGGAGAGATTGATGCTATCACTCTGCTTGAAGAACGCAAGAACGAGCGTGAAGAAAAAGACCTGCGAATGAATTTGTTTGGTATATGAAAAGTCAAATTGAAAAATTAGATTCTATTCATCCAGACCTTATATCCGCATTTCTTACAGGCGGAGATTGTGATGGTATTCCATCAGACATTAAATTGTTTTTGCAGCAGCTGCAATGGGCTGCTGAAATCTTCGAATATGAGCGAAATATTACAAGGGCTGCAAAAAAATTGAAGCTGCGAATTAACGCTGAGCAGCGCATCAAGATTGAAGAGCGGACTTGTATGGCAAGAATTTATGAAGCAATCAATTATTTTCAAGTTGATTGCAATGTGCCTATTAAAGTTTGGGAAAGCAATTTTGCAAACAAATATGAAGACCTTGCCAAACTCTGTGGATCTACTGGTGATTATAAGGGAATGAAATCTTGTTATGATGCAGCACTTGAGTGTCGTCGTAGGTCCTCTGAGATAGCAGAAGCAGATAGAGACTTGGGAGTTATCTTTTTGCTCTCTCCGGATTTGACTCCTGAGCAACTTGGGTTCTCGAAGAAAAACCTGAAAGAAATTGCTGCAAAACACAACCAAGGCTTCTATGTTACGCTTATCGATTCTCTGCCTATTGAGACAAAGGAGAAGAAACGACTACTGCGTGATGCTGATATACAAGATGCTGAAATAGTAGAGGAGATTCAGAATGATTGATATTCAGCCAAATGAAAATTGCGTGCTCGAGTTTGAGCATTGTTATATGAATCATGTGCAGTTGCTGGCTAACATTATTGATCCCAATATGTTATATGCCGAGTGGGCGCGTGCAACTGGTAAGACTGAGGGCGTGATTGTGCCACGACTCATTCGCGTGGCGAATGATATGCCTGGAGAACTATCGTTCCTCGTGCATAAAACTTATGTAGCTTTGATGACGAACGTTTGGCCTAATATTCAGGCTTCATTCTCTCGGCCTGTCATCGTCGGAGGTAAACAGCGTGCTATGCTTGAGTACGGCATTGATTATGTGGTTGGCGAGGCAAAACTTCCGTCACACTTCCGACGGCCACGCTATCCGATAGCCTACGCCAAACACTCGGTTATATTTCGCAATGGTGCGCACTTGCAGCTTGTTTCTTCGGATCAGCCTGAAAGCGTGGCAGGACGCAACGCCGTTCACGCTTTTGTCGAGGAGATGAAACACAACAGCGGTGAGAAGCTCAAGTCTCGATTGTTTCCTTCTTTGCGTGGTGGTTCTGCCGATATTCGTCGGTCAGCCTACTATGAAGGTGTGACAGGAGTGAGTGATACTGCACGTGTTGACCTCGGCGAAGATGATTGGTTTGAGGAGTATGAGAATAAGATGGATCGACAGCTAATTGAAGAGATAGCCTCCGTTTCGCTTTCCATCAATCAATCGCTTTACAGACAGTATATGTTGCAGCAGGAGCTCCGAAATTCTAAGAATCCGGTAACGATAGAGAAAATAAGACTGGAGAACGAACGGCTCCACGCTTTTGTTGCACGCTGGAAACCCCGTCTTGCTGACATGCGACGCAATGCCATCTACTACATTCGCGCTTCGTCATTCTGTAATAAGGATATTCTCGGTCCTAAGTTTTTTAAGACGCAGCTCGATACGCTCGATATGGACGAGTTT